GAGAAGCCCTCGATGAACCGCCAGATGATCCTCTGCTCGCGCATCGGGATCAACAACTACAAGCAGGCTCTGCGTGCCAGCAATGACACGCTGGTGTCGTATCAGGATCCGGCGTACAACGCGCCGACCTACAGCGGCATCGAACTGATGTACTGCTCCAACCTCGACACCGCTGCGATCTACCCCAGCGGTGCAACCGCCCGTACCAACCACAGCACCGACATCGCTGCCGCAAGCACGACGACCGGTGCCACCGAGGAAGGTGCGTCGGTCATCGACAGCGGAGCGCGTTACTGGTGGGTCAACGGCAACTACCTGACGCCGATCTTCCACAGCCGCCGCTACTTTGAGAAGCACGAAGTGCTGCGTCACCCCAACCAGCCGTTCACCTACGTTCAGGTGGTGGACTGCTGGTGGAACCTGTTCTGCAACAGCCGTCAGCGTCAGGGCATCGTCGCCCCGATCAACCTCACCTGATCCTGAAACCCACGAAGGGGGGCTGGACAACCAGCCCCCCAGTTTCAAACACAACTCCAACGTAAGGAATCCATACACATGTTTCTTGCTCCCACTGCTCCTCAGATCGGCGTTCAGCCCCACGCTTCCGTGGCTCGCATGGTGAACAAGAGCGGCGGCGCTCTTGCCATCGGCGATGTGGTCATCACGTCGTTCAACCACACCAGTTCGGTGTACCCCGCCACCACGACCGCCGAGGCGTACCTTTCGCCTTTCGCGTGCGTGAAGAAGGCCGAGGGCGATGTCAACGGATCCAGCGACAACGGCGCTCATGCCAACTGCGGCATCCTTGGTGTTGTCGTTGATCTTGGCTCGTACAGCGGTGCTGACAACACCGAGGTCGTGGTCCAGATCAGCGGCGTCTGCAAGGCCAGCGTCAACCCCAGCACGAACAACGCTGTCATCGGCACCAAGTTGTTCGTGTCTGACACTGCTGGTCAGTTCACCAACGCGGGTGGATCGACTAGTCCCGACACCCTCGCCGCGATTGCTCTGGAGTCCAAGACCGCCGCCTCCGCCGGCCTGATCTGGGTCGTCCTCGTCGGCGGCGGCAATGTCGCCAACTACGAGTGATCCCCAACAACAACTCAGAGTCGGCAGGGTGAAAACCCTGCCGGCTCATTCCCATGCCTACCTTCGCACAGGTCAAGCGTCACGTCCTGCTCGCCGTCGGCGGGTACCCCAGCCTTGCTGCTGGTCAGACCAACGCCGAACGTCTGGCAGAAGTCGTCAACCAAGCCGGTCAGTACCTGTTCCAGCGCCCGTGGCGGTTCAGGGAGCGGACTAGCGCGTTCATCAGCCTCGTCGCCAGTCAGGACTATGTGTCCCTCCCGTCCGATGTGGAGGAGATCATCAGCCTGATCAACCGCGAGAACATCGGGTTCAACATCGAGTTGGTCACGCCGGACCACCTCCAGAACCTGCGCGAGATCAGCATCGACAGCGGAGGCCACGGCGTCACCTATGCGTGCCTGTCCCGTGTCGCCAATGCTGCCGGTTCGGCCCTGAACCCGGCACGCCTTGAACTGTTTCCGACCCCGACCGCTGCCGCAACCGACGCTCTCGCCGTGCGTTACCGTGCCGGATGGGTGGAGATTGCCAGCGGCGCTGCCGACTCGTACGAGATCCCGATCCCCAAGTACTGCGACTCGCTCTTCATCCAGTACTGCCGCGCCTTCGGCATGGCGTATGAAGACGAGGGACTGTCACAGCGTCTGGTTGAGATCGACGCCGGCCCGATCTTGGCCGGTGCGCTGACCAAGGACGGGATCCTCCAGCGAGACATCGGTCGCCTGCGTCCGTCCTACGAGATCGGATACGGGGTGAGCATCATCCCGAGGTTCACCCAGAACCCGTCTTGAGGTAACCAGTGGGCGTAGCAGTCACCCCATCAGCGGCGCAACAGATCGAGTGGCAGGTCCACCCGACCGTCGTCACCCAGTCTGGTTCCGTTGCTGCCGTGATTGGGCAGGCCGTGTCGAACTTCGCTCTGACTCAGGCGCAGTTTGACTCGCTGATCAATGGAAACGGAGGACTTCAGCCGACGATCCGCATCGACTGCGAGAACGCTGGCCGCACGCTCATCATGCCGCTGGTGCAGTTCACCGGGTCGGCCACGTTCCAGTTTCAGGTGCTTGGCTGGTCCTACAGCCGTCCTGCCGCGTCTTGGATCTGCCAAGCGGTGACGCACAGCCCGACGGCTGTGAATGCCAGCAACACGGCTGACTCAGGGACTGGTCTTGTCCTTGGCGGCGTGACCTACCGTGCGTTTGGCCTGCTTGGCGTGACCACGACTTCCGGCAATGACGGCGACGGTGGCGTGGTTCCACTGCCGGCGCATTATGAAATACTGCCCGTCGAAGGTCTTCGCGCTGCTAACGCTGCGACGCTTGCAGCGTCAAGCGCCATCATTCAGGTCAACAACTACGGCTGGCGCTACCTGACGATTCATCTGCGCCAGACTGCCACGACGGCGTACACCTGCAACTTCCGGTGCCTGTACACCAACACGGGCCAAATCTTCAGGTGACACATGGGACTGTCGATCACACCAGAAGCGGCCCGCACTGACAACGGATGGGATTTCCATCCGACGGTGATGTCATCGTTAGTCGCCACTGCCGCGTCGCTGTCACTGGTACCGCCGTCGTTTGCACTGACCGACACCCAGTTCAATAACATCGTCGTCAAAGGTGATGACGGGGTCACGTTCCCATTCAGACCGTCAATCGTATTCGACACGTTTGACCAGAACCGGCTGTTGATCATTCCGTGCCTAAACACAACAGGCTTTGTAAGTGATCTCAAGTTCCAGTTGATTGGATGGAACTGGAGCATCGGGGCGCAGTCGTGGATCGGAACGGCTATCACGCACTTTCAGACGGCCCGTACAGGCATGGCTGTAATGTCAGCAGGAACGGGCATCACGCATCCATCAACCGGAGCGACTCTGTACAAGCCGATGGAGCGCATCGGCGTAACGACCGCTACGGACGCCGACGGCGGCGTCGGGATCATCCCGCTGCCGAAGCAGTACGAGATTCTGCCGGTCGAAGGTCTGTTGTCGTCAGCGACCACGTCACACGCTTCAGCCTGCACGATCGTGGTGAAAAACTACGGCTGGACAAAGATCAGCCTTCACTTTGTCGTTGGCCTGTCGGTCAGTGCCAACGTCAACGTCATGGCGCTATACCAGAGAAATGCAGGTGTGTTCGCATGACCATCAAGTCAGAACATAACATTCGGTTCTACAGCACCTTGGCGACACTGGTCACTGGTTTCGCCAGTGTGTGCATCATGCTTGGTCGGCGTGACGAGTCGTTCTCCCGGGCGCAGGCTGACATCGTCGAGTTGCGGCAGATCACTGGTGATCTCGCCAAGACGGTCGCCGCTAGCGCCCAGACGAGCCTCCACCACGCCGAGAAGATCGCAGAACTCCGAGACAGGATCGACCGTCTGGAGGAACGCCAGTGAGGTTCATACTTCTGGCACTCCTGCTCTGTTCCTGCTCCAGCGGGACGCAGGAGATCGCAGACAGCGCGTCGGCCATCAGCAGTCAGGCCCAGTCGATCACCGACAAGGCCCGCGAACTGACCGTCTTGGCCGGACAGATTGACGAGAATCTGGCCGCCGCACACGGCTACTTGGCCGGCGAGCAGCAGGATCCGGGCAAGGCCGTCGAGCGCATCGAGGCGTCCCGTCTGGTGGTGTCTGATGTCACCGGCAAGGCGGACGAGATCATGGTGTTGTCCAGCGAGATCCACGCCGAGACCACGGACATCGTTGGCAGCCTGCCGTCCGTGAAGGACACCACGCCTTGGTGGGCAAGTCTGATCAGTCTTGTGGTCGGTTTGGGGCTGATGGCCCTTGCCGCGTTTATGCTGGTGCATACGGGGATCGGAGCATCTCTGGGCGCGTTGCTCAGGAGTCTGATCCCGAAGCGTAGGAGCAAGTGATGATGATCATTGGCAGCATCGAGAGCCTTCTGGGCTCAATCTGGTTCGCAGGCTTGACGTTCTGTGCCGGCTATCTGCTGGCGCACATCTGGCCGGTTAGCGCGTTCAAGAAGAAGTGAGAACCCCCGTTCTGCCCTGCTCCCCCCGTACCCGGGGGTGAGCGGGGTTCTAGGAGATAGGCATGGCAACCCGTATTCAGGTCCGTCGAGACACCGCAGCAAACTGGACAACTTCAGGCACGACCGTGCTTGCGGCTGGCGAGATCGGCTTTGAGACCGACACGCTGCTGTTCAAGATCGGCGACGGCTCCCAGCAGTGGCAGAACCTTGAGTACGCAGGCGGCACCGAGCCGATCCGAAACAATCCAAGCGGAACGTCGGTCACTGATCTCGACGCTGCTGCTCTTCGCAACAACGGCAACGGCAAGTACCTGATCCTTGGTGCCGGCAGCGTGACGAACGAGCCGTCCGGGCTGACTACGGGGACCGACGGCCAGTTGATGGTGACGGTTGCCAAGTTCGACTACACCGGCGCTAGCGGCTCAGGAAACGAGCGTTTCCTGATGACGCTCCAGACGCTGACGACGAACAAGTGGTTCACCAGAGTCTGGTCTGGTAGCGCATGGTCCTCTTGGGTTGAGGTTATCCAGACGCCATTCACTGGCAATCTTACTTTGTCTGGTGACATCGCCGTCAACGGTGGCGACATCACGACGAGCAGTGCAACAGGTAACGTGTTTGAGACCACTGCCACTACGGTCACGCTTGGCCGAGCGGCCACGACGGTCTGCATTGCAGACAACGTAACCGCCGCTCAGACGATCGACATCGGTACTGGGGTGACCGGGACCGGAGCAACCAAGACGATCAACATCGGCACTGGTGGTGCTACCGGCTCCACGACGAACGTCAACATTGGCGATGCTGATGGTGGCACGGTTGCTGTAGGGAAGGACATGACGGTCGGCGGGACGTTGGCCGTAACCGGGAACTCGACATTGACCGGCAATCTCGCCGTCAACGGTGGCGGCATCACGACGAACCAGACGACAGCGTCGGTGTTCAACGCTACCGCCACCACGCTCAACGTCGGCGGGGCTGCTACGGCTATCAATGTCGGAGCCGGTGCCGGCACGGTAACTGTTGCTGGCGACCTCGCGGTCAACGGGGGCGACATCACGACGAACCAGACGACAGCGTCGGTGTTCAACGCTACCGCCACCACGCTCAATGTCGGTCAGGCTGCGACTGCGGTCAGCATCGGCGCTACTACTGGCACGGCGACGATTCGCAACGCCACGACGGCGATCACCGGCGCTGCAACGGTCGGGCAAACTCTTGCGGTCACGGGCAATACCACGCTGACCGGCAATCTCGCCGTCAACGGTGGCGACATCACGACGACCAGCACCGGCACGGCAACGGTGTTCAACACCAATGCGACCGCACTCAATGTTGGTCAGGCTGCGACTGCGGTCAGCATCGGCGCTACTACTGGCACGGCGACGATTCGCAATGGCACGACAGCGATCTCTGGTGCCGCGACGGTCGGGCAAACTCTTGCGGTCACGGGCAATACCACGCTGACCGGCAATCTCGCCGTCAACGGTGGCGACATCACGACGACCAGCGCGACGGCATCGGTGTTCGATACCACCGCGACCACGTTGAATATCGGCGGCGCTGCTACAACTCTCAATGTAGCGGATGATGTGACTGCTGCTCAAACGATCAACATCGGTACTGGAGCGACCGGTACCGGAGCAACCAAGACGATCAACATCGGCACTGGCGGCGCTGCTGGTTCCACGACGAACATCAACCTTGGTGATGCGGATGGCGGAACGGTTGTTGTCAACCGTGCGCTGACAGTGAACGGGTTGACGACGTTGTCTGGTGGACTGTCTGGAACTATTAATTATTCCAATCTGCCAGTTGGAACACCAGTAAACTTCCAAGTCGTCAGCACATCGGCACAATCCGCATCTGGGACCGAAGGACCGCCATTTACAACAGGGATTACTACTGCGACTCATACGATCACGTTTACAAAAAGGCTTGCCAGTAGCACTGTTTATTTGCGTCCGTCAAAAAATGTTGGAGAAGTCAAAACCCTGTTCACTAACCCAACAGCATCGTTGAGTTTCTCATTTGGGAATTGCACTTGGACCAACGTAAGCGGCGCCTCTCTGACTGCGTCAGGATCATTACCAGCGACAACATTGACGCTAGATGGATCTGGTTATCTGGTTCATACTGGAACGGCTACCGGATCAGTAAACGTGACTATCACCGGAACAGTGCAGGTAGTCGATACGGGTACCGCCGATACAAGACAGGTGAACTTTTTCGCTAACTGGTGGCACGTTATGGAAGTCAAGACCTGATGCCCTACATCGGCGCCAACCTCCCCTACAAGGGCTGGACGACTGACACTCAGTTCTCGTCCGTCCCCCCGGGGTTCTCGCAGGACATCCTCAATGTGATGCCCGTGGACCAAGGGCGTCGGAGGATGCGGCTCTCGTCACGCGCTGGATTCAACCCGATCTACGAGTTTGGTTCCGCTGGACCGATCCAGTGCATGGTGCGCTGTGTTGCGTACACGGGAGCGTCTGGCGCACTCAAGACGGTGATCAAGGACCGCACGATCGTCGTCAAGGCTGGCGTGGTGTATTACCTTGAGCAGGGCGGCGTGCCTACTGTCTGCTCGATCGCTGGAGGAGCGCACGCACCGATCAACACGCCGGCTCTGAACGCCAGCGTCCGCACGGTCGAAGGTGTGCAGTTCAACGACTACGTTTACCTGTGCGACGGCATCAACTACGTCAAGGTTGACATCAGCCTGACGGTTCCGGAGGTGCAGAAGTGGTCCGATCCGTACAACCACATCAAGGTCACGGTCAGCGGCACCAGTAACTACGCCACTCTAGTAGCGCGGTATGGCGCACGCATCGTGTTGGCCGGCGTGGCTGACGCCGAAACCAACTGGTTCATGTCGCACATCGACAATCCCGAGGATTGGAATCCATCAACCAGCGCCGCAGATGCCATCGCTGGTGGCAACTCCGATTACGGCACCCTTGGCGACCGAATTGTGGCCCTGATCCCGCTTGGCAACACCGGCCTGCTGTTCGCCGGCCAGCGGTCGATGTCCTACCTGACGGTTGACCCTGCGCTTGGCGACCCGCAGATCATCACGTTGTCGAGGAACATCGGCATCGTTGGCCCGCGTGCGTTCTGCTACGGGCCTGAGAAGATCGCCTACATCCTTGGGTACGAGGGGCTGTACCGGGTCACGCCAAACGACTTCAGCCTCGACCGGGCGCAGTTGATCAGCCTGAACGTGCTGGATGCCTTCTTCAGCAAGACCCAGTGGGAGGATCTGGATGTCCTTCTGACGTATGACGTTGAGTTGCGCGGGGTCTGGATCTGGCTGACCCGTCGCGACCAGCCGTCGGTCAGCGTCCACCTGTTCTACAGCGAGCAGACCGGCGGGTTCTTCCCGCAGCGTCTGTACGAGCCGGCGTTCTATGGCGCACTTACGACGTGTCAGTCGGTCGTGGTTGACGGTCGCACGCCCGTGGCCCTGATGGGCAGCGCCGAGGGGAAGATTGGGTACTTTGACTACCGGATCATCTCCGGCATCGACGGCTACCCCGCCAGCGGATACAACAGCAACGAAGGTGGCACCTACACCCCTCCGACGGCTAACCAGTCGGTCGATCGCCGGGTGCTGTCCAACCTGACGCTGGGTCCGGTCATTGGCGACCTTGGCACCCGGGTCATGGTCAGGGACGTTCTGGTCGAGTTGAACAGCGAAGAACACCTGCCAGACTTGGACGTAAAGGGCAATCTGCCCCGCCCGACGCTTGCCCTGAGTTATGGCGACACGGCTGAGAAGGCGATCGCTGCCAGCCTGACGACCGTCCGGGTGGTCCTTGGCGACGAGCCGATCGTGGATGGCGGAACGGCGTCAACCTCGTCGTTCGCCTCGACGGTTGACGGGGACGACGCCACGCCGGCGTCTATCACGGACTACATGGACGGTGCCTACGCCCCGTCCGAGTTCGGGTTGTACGAAGCCCGCAGCACGTTCGTTGACCCCGAGAACCGGGTGTACGACGGTGCTTCGCCTGACGCCGAGTACTACCTGAAGCGTGACACCTTTGACAGCGCCGAGCGTTGGCTGATCTACCACACCGACACAAACAACCTGATCTACGCGCAGCAGGCGATCAACGCGGTGTACAGTACAGACCCGACGGTCGGTGAGTATTTCTTCGTGCCAAACGGAGTTACGACCGCAGCAGGACTCCAGTCCGACGACACGGCCACCATTGCTGGCGTGCTGATCGAGGCCGAGAACCTTGCGCTAGGTGAACTGTACGAGGGCAACAACAACCATTTCCGGTGCCGCGTGCGTGCCGGTGCGCTCTACATGCAGATTGCCAGTCAGGGCTACCCGTGGGCGCTGGAACGTGCGTCCGTGTTGGTTGACGCTGTTGGCATGAGGCGAAACGTGCGAGAGGTGACCTGATGGGAATCTTCCAAGCAATCGCGGCTGGCATTGGAATCGGCGGTGGTGGCGCTCTGTCGTATGCGGGATCGAAGAAGTCCCGCAAGGCGATGCAGGCGCAGATCAGTCAGTTGCAATCTGGTTTGCGCGGAATTGGCACTCAAGTCGGCGCTGCTTACGGAACCCTTGGAAGTGAGACGGCGGGCTTCTACCAGCCTCTCCTCGATTACCAGCAGCAGTCGAGCGACCAGATTCTCAATCGGTTCATCGCTGATCGGCAGGCCAACACCGATCAGTACCGTCAGGGATACGAGCAGAACATCTCGCAATTTCAGGGGGCATACGACAGCATTCGGTCTTCATACCTGTCGCAAATGCAGCAGGGCGCATCGGAGTTCGGTGCTGGGATGCAGGGTCTGCGTGAGTCATATCGCCGAGACATGCAGGCTGCTCTCGATCCTTTGTCCGCTTCATACGCGGCAATGCGCGGCCAGTACCGATCGGATATGGAGGCGAACCTTGCGGCAACGCAGGGAGAGTACGGCGGGCTGCGAGATCAGTACCGGACTGGCATGGAGCGGGCTAGGACAGACTTTGAGGGTCGGTATGGCTCGATGATTGACCAATATCGAGCCGGCATGGAAGAGGTGTATCGCGAGGCTGCAACCGGTCGCGAGAACATGCTTGCCAGCGTCGATCAGGCGACGGCTGAGAATGTAGCCAGACAGCAGGCTGCGAATGCATTCAGCGGTCTTGGACTCACGTCATTCGGACAAGGTGTTGTTGCGGCTCGCCAATCGGAGGGCGCACGGCAGCGTGGCGTGATTCAAGAGCAGTATGCGAGCCAGTTGGCTGCGATCCGGCAGGCTCAAACGCAGGGCGTCACGTCCCTTGGTCAAGCGCAGGCCGCTGGCATCTCTGAAATCCTTCAGCGCATGTCTCAGGGCGATATCAGCCTTGGCGAGGCGCAGGCTCAGGCTGCAATGGCGTTGCGCGGCCAAATGGCTCAGGGCGATGTTTCGCTTGCACAGTCGCAGACATCTGCTGAAGCGGCGCTGAGGGAGCGCATGGCGCAGGGCGACATGACTCTTGGTCAAATGCAGGTCCAAGGGTTGTCTGACTACCAGAATCAGATTGCATCTGGCAGCACGGCTTTGGCGCAGGCTCAGGCAAGTGGAGTTAGCGATCTCCGGCAGAGAATGACAACCGGACTGGCAGAGATGGGTACGTCGTATGCCAGTGCGTTGGCCGGAATGCAGCAGGGCTTCGCTGGTCAGCGGCTTGGCCTCATGTCATCGATGCAATCCAATCTCATGGGCTATCGCCAGAGCCAACTGATTTCTCCGTTTGAGTATCAGGAGGCTGCCCTGACCATCCCGTTCAATGCCCAGATGAACATTGCCCAGAACCGTGGTGCATTCCATTCGCAGATGGGCAATGCCCTGATGGGTGCTGGAATGGGAATGATGGGCGGCGGATTCGGAGGAATGGGCGGCATGGGTGGTGGTGGTGGATAAACAGAGGAGAACAACATGGCCTACGTCAATCCAGCAATGATCAGCAAGATGGCTTCGTCTGCCATGACAGGCAAGCGATTCCAGTCTCAACTGACTCAGGTTCCATACCAAGACTTCCTTCTTCCGGAGGATCGCGAGGGGAACCCGAGCGATCGCGCAGCGGCACGCGCATCATCTCAGCCGTCACCGGGTGCAACATCGCCGTCGTTCATGTCGCAACTTGGTGATGCATACAACAAGGTCGCGCCCGACATGTTCCGTGGCATCGCCGCTGGCCTCGCGTCATATCAGGGCGACCCAAGCCGGCCACTGAGCGGTGTTGGCGAGGCGATGGCTGCAACCATGCAGCGCGGAGAACAGACCCGCGAAGCGCGACGCAAGATGAGCCTCATGCCGGAAGAGGCTGCCGCTGTTGCGAAGTCAGAAATCACCTACGAGAAGATCAAGTACGAAGATGACAAGGATGCGTTCCGTGCGCTTCGCGAGATGGAGGGTTTCCGACTTGGGGTTCCTACGGATTCCATCAGCAAGGGCATGATGGCATACACGGCGGCTAATCCCTTCAGTGCCGTCGAGCGCAACCGAATGGATAGTGACATGCGTAAGCGTCTTGAATCAGCACTTCGCGTTTCCTTCTGAGGCACCATGAAACTCGTACCCAACCAGAGTGACCAAGACGACATGTTTCAAGGCGGGTTTGGAACTCAGCCTCAGCAACAGTCTTCGGAAGAAAAAGATCGCGAGTTTATGTCTCGTATTGACGAGGCGATGAACCGGCTGAACCGGAATCCAACTTGGGCTGTCGGTGATCCGGCAATTGCGGGCCAGCCGTCGTTCGGCAAGGCGGTTGCCGGCATCGAGCAGGGCGACGTTCAAGGTCTTGAGATGCTTCGGTTCGGCACCGTGCGCGGTACGCCAGCCGTGTCCTTCATGGACGAGGACGGTCAGGAGCAGGTCATCAAGGTGACGTTCCCGCAGTGGATGGGGATGATCCAGAGCCGCGACGACGCTCGCGTCCAGTTGCGACAGCAGCGCGAACTCGATGCCAAGAAGCAGGCTTTCGCCGGCCAGTTCCGCGCCCTTTCTGCGCGTGTCACCGAGAGTCAGGATCCCATCGTCGGCGAGTACCTGACGATGCTGTACGACATGGACCCCGGTATGGCGATGACTGGGTTGCAGTCGTTCCTCAAGGCCCGCTCTGGCCGCGAGGACTACACGGTCTACCGTGGTCAGGAAGTGCCGTCGTCGTTTGCCGAGGCCATGTCTGCCCTCGATGACGCTCAGGCTGATGGGCGAACCATGACTTTCGGAAGGCACGCTGCTGCTTTGTCAGAGCAGGGCAACCAGAACGCCGCCAATGCCGTGAATATGGCGATGTCCATGATGCGACCCAAGGGTGACCGCATCACGCCGCGCTCGATGACGATGCCGATGTGGGCCATGCAGCAGCAGAACCCGATGGCTTTGGCAATGGTCGTCGATGGGATGCGTCAGGGTTTGCTACCGGGTATGACCCGACCGGTCGCCCTTCCGTCGGTCAACAACGGATCGACTGATGCCGCCACGTTTGAGCAGTTCATGCAGCGGTTCAACGAGGTGTCCGGCTCGATGGGCTGGGCTCCGGCTGGTGAACAGGACATTCGCGTCATCATGGATGCCATCGCTCGCGTGCGTGGTGGCCTGATGATCGACCAGCAGGTTGTTGCTCCGACTGCTTCGGCCAAGACATCGAGCGGCAAGCCGTCGCAGCCAGCCCCCGCTGACGTGCGCGGACTGTCGAGCCGCACCCGCAACGCACTGGAAGTAATCGCACAGAACCCGTACTTCTCACGTCTTCGCAGCAGCGACCAGAATGAGCGTGCAGCGGGGTTCAAGATGATTGAACGTCTATACAATGAGATGCAGACGAACGGGCCTGAGCATCTTGGGAAGTACGGCGTCGATCCTGCATTGATCGAAGAGGCATACGCGGCAATCTCTGGAAACTGAACATGAGCCAATTCTCGTTCTTCCCGCAGCCTGACGGCACTGACCCACTGGCCGATTCGCTGACGCAGTACAGGAGGAGCAAGAAGGCGCTGGGCCAGCGTTCGCCTGAAGACAAGCGGTTCATGGATCTTGGTCGTGCGTTTGCCGACATGATCGGCAGCGTCGAGCCGACGAATCTGCTGTCCATTGGCGGGATCGCTAAAGAGTTCGGCGATGTCACCAAGTTCATCGACCGTGCGAAGACGATCAACACGCGAAGTGATCTGGAAGAGGAACTGTCTTCCGGGATCCTCAGCCCACAGGAGGCTGAACTCAAGCAGCAGCAGATCGACTTCCTCGACAAGTTGGTGCAGCGCGAGTCGGAGCAACAGGATGTTGCCCGCGATGCGGAGATCGCAGAGACCGGCGTCGTCGGCATGTTCGGCGAGGGTGTCAAGGCAGGCGTAACGCAGGGCGTTATCAGCACCCTTCGCGGCATCAACAACCTGACCCCGTTTGACGGAGATGCGTTCTGGAGCGGGGCGCAGCGCGAGTCTGGCAAGGCGATTCCCGAGGGAAGCATTGCCGGCAACATCGGTCAGGCGGTCGGCAGCGGCGCGTACAGCGCGGCTGCGTTCGCGGCCAGCCCGTATGTCGGCATTGCTGCGATGGGCTTGCAGGGCTACGGCGGCGGCATCGACGAGTACGAGCAGGCGTTCGCTGCTGGGCTGACGACTGGCGACTACAACCAGTTTCAGAAGGTGACAGCCGGCCTCACCAGCGCGGCGATCGAAGGCGTGACCGAACGGATCGGTGCCGGGGTTGCTCAGAAACTCGCCAAGACCGGGGTCGCGCAATGGTTCGCGCAGCCGGGGGCGCGGGCAATCGTCAAGACTGTTGGTGGGATGTATGGAGCCGAGGCGCTTGAGGAAGGTCTTGTCCCGATCTT